TAATTCTTTAAGAATCTTACCAGATGGAGTATCTAAAATTTGAACTGCTCCTTTTAGATCATCGCCTTCCCACTAAACCTTTAAAACATTGTGCGATACATTGTTTAAGTTAACTATAGGCGACTCTGGATGATCTAATTCTCCTAATGCTCTGTGTTGTGTAATATATTCTTGTTCATAACGCTTACATTCGCGTTCTAATATACGTCTTGGATACACTCTACCATTTTGATTTTTCGCCCCCGCTCTCTGTAAAACTCCTTGCACAACAAAACCACCTGGTAAACCATATGCTGCTCCACTCGATTCTGTAAGTGAACCAATTGGCTTAAATGGCATATATTCTACTAATAATGATTTTGACATTTTTTTATTCTCCTAATGATCTTACTCGTTCAGATATTTTAACTAATCTTTCCGAAATTTTACTTAATGCTTTTTGTGTGCTAGAACCATATGTTGATGCCGCAACTCCAGATTCTGTTTTTAATTTGCTATTATACTTTACTAGAGTTTCAATTTCTTGTAAACGTTGAGCGATATCTTTAATAGTTTTTTTAACTTTTCTTTCAGTAGTTAATTTAGGGTCTCCTAATGCAAAGTCTCGATATGATTCAATTAGTTGTTCATATTTAGAATCCATTGCTTCTTGAACTTTTTTATACCCTAATTGCTCGACATCTTTCTTTTTCATTTTACCAAATGCTTTAGGTATATTATATCCTTGAATTGCACCAGTTACATTTTGTTCATCCAAATCATCATCATATTCTAGATCATAAATACCCATGTTTTCAGCTTCTTCTTTACTAAATTCATTTTTTATTTGATCTCTAAAATCTTTAATAGATAATATCCATTCTAATAATGCATCTACTGCTCCTGGATTATCATTTAAAAATTCTGCAATGCCTTGTCTATATCCAAATAAACCAACCAATGTTTCTATAGGATTTGATGAATAAAATGCTTCATTTACTGATTCTTCTTTTACATCATCTCCTGGCTCATACCATTTTCCATCACCATCATTGTCTTGCCAACGTTTTGTAGGTTTATCTGTTTCGTTTAAATATGTTTTAAAACGATCTTCCATTTCTTTTAATAATGATTTCATTGATGAATATCCTTAAGTTCTTTAATTAAATCAAAATAACGTAACAATGAAAGTACGTTTGATTCTTTAATTGTTTTTAATTTCTCAACAGTGCATAACATTTCTGACATTTTATTAACTTTAATTTTAGTAACTTCATCAGTTATATGTTTTGCTTGTTCTGCCAATTGTTTTTTAATACTAGGAATAACTTGTTTAAAGTATTCACGCAATTCTGCCGTATCATTAACGTGTGTAATATATTTATTCAATAATTGTTTTTGTGATTCGTCTAATACTGAATATTTTTCGTTGAATTTGTCTACCATTAATTTATATGCCAATAGACGCATATCTTTTGGTTGTTTTGAAAACTCTTCTATTAACTGATCACGTTCTGGTTTTTTAATTTCGATCAATCCATTTTCTATAATGACATTTTTACATTCCATTATCTTTTTTGGATTATCTGTTTCCGCATATTCAAAAATCATATATACCGAAGCTAATTCTTTATAATTAGGTATATGCATTTTTGCCATGTCATCAAAAACAAATTTCTCAGATATTTCTTTAACTAAATTGTATTTTTGTCGTTGCAATACACTTTTATTTAGTTTATCATATGCCGCTTTAACTGTTCGGATATAATCATATCCACGCGCTTCAGTTTTGAATTGCTCTTTTAACAGTGCATTATATAATTGTAATTCTTTTGACAGTTCTGTATTCTTGCCGAAATATTTTTTAATAATATCAACTGTAACAGATTTGTCAGAAGACAGTGTTTCTGCAGTTAACTTCCTAACCAACATTTCAAATAAAATACCAGTATTTTTATACTTTGAATGTTTCAATTTTTTCATAATAGAAAATACAATCTTTTTATTTTTATATATAAATATATTTACCGCTTATAAAATGTTATTTTCATCCAACATCGTACCTTTGTCAGAATCAGCTGAGGTTGATTTCATTGACTCGGTTATCATTTTAACGTGTTTAGATTTTGACATTTTTTTAATAATATTTTTATTTTCTGAAGCAATATTACCTATGGTTCTTCTTTGATTAGGCATAGGTTGGAATGTTGTCTTTTGGTTCTCAGGATCAAATGATTGTTTTATTTGTTTTATTCCTACCGGATCCCATCCCATTTGGTTGTCATGTTGTCCATATTTAATACCTTCATCTGGACGACCGCCTTTGTCTTTTTCTTCTACATCATCTGATGACATATGAATTGTAGCTAAATCGTGTGGTGTACCATATGACTTACCAGTTACAGTTGGGTCATTACCTTCTTGTTCAATTTGATTTTGACGGAATCTCAATTTTAAATCTTCAATAACATCATTACGTTCTTGTAACCATTGTTCTTCAGACATATTAAATATGTATTCATATATGTAACGATCTGAAACTAATTTGCTATCCTTCATTGTGTTTGCTAATTGAATCTTTTCATTCATTAAAGCAACTTTTTGCTGATCATATATAATAGACGGAGCAGTTAATGATAATTCAAAGTTAACTAAATCTGAATCTTCATATCCTTGTGAATATAAATGAATAATAGCTATCTTTGTTAATTCAGATACTACTATTTTTTGTATACGTTCAATTGTTCTAGCAAAACGAATATCTAATGATGCTAATGTAGATTTACCTTCTACTCCCTCATCATAACCTAAGAATGGTTTAGGTATTTTAAGAGCTGCCATCATTTTATGTTTAACATAATCGATATCTTCAATACCAGTAAATGTCATACCAGGTAATGTATCAATTTGTGTCGATGCTTGTCCTCCACGAACTGGTAAATAATAATCTTCTAACATGTTGGCAATGTTAAACTTCAAATTATAATTACCTGTCTTAGGATCGACGTGTGGTATTTTTTTCATTTTATTGATAATTTGTTCCATGAAACTATCAACTTCATTTGGTGGAATATTACCAATATCAATTTTAAAGATACGTTTTTCTGGAGCTCTCATTATTCTGTGAATAAGCATAGCATCTTCCAACATTGTTAATTTTTGGAATTCATGTCTAGCTCCTTCTAACATGGATCTACCATATGGTAAAAAGTTTGAATCAGAAAGCATACGGAAATGTGCCATTTCATATACTGGAATTTCTAATTCGTTTGATGCCATATTTCTGAATTTTATTTCATATTCACCAGTTGCTGGGTCATATTCTTCCCAACGTTCAATTTCATATGATGAAACTGGTCTAGCATTCAATACGCCAATTTCTTCTGCAATATCTAGTTTTAAAAAGAAATCACCATATTTACACATATTACGAATCCAGGTCCATAAATTGAATTCGATATTTAATATATCATAAAATAAATTATATAAGATTTTTTGTGTAGCAGAATTATCCGTTTTGATTGTTAACACATCTCCGAATTGATCTGCTAATGTAGATTCATCTGAATAGATATCTAATGCTGAACTGATTATTGGATCTTTATCCATCATTTCATAATCAGTGTATAACTGCATACGATTTTGATTCATGTAATAATTTGAATCATAACCTCCGTTGCCGCCAACAGAATGTTTATTTGCTCCATGTAATCTAGTATAACGATCAGCAACTCGTGTTGCATTAAGGTTACCTACACCTTGCAATTTATTTGTATCTACTACACGTACTTGATTCTTACCAACCGTACGAACGATAACATTTGTTTTAAATAGATTTTGTAAACGTTTTGCTAATGACGCCATATTTCTTATATTATTTTAATATAAATATAAGTATTATTAGATCTGCGGGTATTTTACAACAACCAAGTTAAATTTTGATCTCCATCACCTGGATTCCAATTCCATCCATCGTTCTGATTTGCATTATTACCAGTATAAATAATTCCTGAGCTTCGTTGGATATGTGATAATGCTCGTTTATTTAAATTGATACCTTGTTGTCTTAATTTTAATGATGTGTCTCGTAACCACAATGCGATACAAAATGCCATAACTAAATCATCATTATAACCTACTTGTGCCTGTGCTTTACCATTTAACCATACAAATACAAATAGTTCTTGTATCAACCTCTTACTGCGTATAACCGGGGTCTTTTCACGCATATACATTTCTAATGCTGATATCATTAATGGTCTTGTTCTAGATGTAGTAGATACACCTGGTACCATTTTTGTTTTGTCTTTTACATCATAACCTTTTTTCAGTTGCACTTCGACATCAACATAACCATCATCTTTATATGTATAAAATAAATTTTCATAGTTTCTGTCAAGTACCGGTTGAATTGCAGCCCAACCAATATTAGCATTTTCTATTGCTAGTAATGCATTATTCCATTCTGATGCAACACTTACTAACATGTTACCAAAATCTTTAGGAGGTATTTTACCTTTATATTCAGCAACTTGTGAAACATTTTCTACATCTATAACGTGGAATGTTGACCAGTCAGCCCCATCACCACGAGCGACGTCAGCTACAACTATATAATCTTTAGAATAATCAGGATATTCCCATACCCAATAACCATTATCAAATCCTCGTTTTTCTAATGGCTCGGTACACTTATTTTCATATTCCAAAAGTATATTACCTTCAACTACAGTATGACCGGAACTAATAAAGTCACAGTCACATTCCTGAGCAGCACCACGTTCACCTAATAATTTAGTTTGTTCATCACGCCATGACTGATCTCGCTCAGGGTGAACATCCCAATGCAATTTAATTGTGTGGAAACCATTAATGCCAGATTCTGCTTCTGCCCATGTTTGATGAAACCAGTTACCAACACCGTTTGGAGTAGATAATACAATTGCACCCCCACCAGTAGATAATGTTGCTTGTGATGCTACCCATATTTCTTCAATGTTTCGGATAAACGCAGCCTCATCAATTATTAATAGTGATAATGCTTCGGAACGAGCTCCTGTTGATGATGATGAAATTGCTTTTATTTGCGAACCATTTTTAAATTTCAATGATAATTTATTGTTCGAAACAATTTCAGTTCGCAACCAACTTGGCAAGTTTTCATTCATTACCTGAACTTTATTTACCAAGTTTTTTGCAACTTCTTGTG